TTGGGGAATTACCCCCAACCTCTTAAATATAAATAATGCTTATTTCATTAACATGAAATTGTTAGCACCTTGTGTAATCAAACATCTTTCAGTTAACATGTGGATTTGCATTGCATCTAAAGCAGTTGTAGCAGCGCCAACAGAACCAGTTGTCCAAGATTTCATTCTTCTATCATCAGTTGCAGAAGCTCTATAACGAACGTGTAAGAACGGACGTTTCAAGTTTTTACCTAACTGTTGGTCATAGACAGTTGAAGTTCCAGCAGGAACAATAACTCCCCTAAGAGCATTAGCAGCGTTAGCGGCATTAATACCACCTCTTGTTGCTAGATCATTTAAGTATCTGAAATCAGACTTGTAGAAGTCGTAAGATCCACGTCTGAAACCAGAGAAACCTAAGTTTAACGCCATATCTTCAGAATTGTCAAATACTCCGTAAGAAGTACCTCCAGTTCCGTGACCATTCATAGAAGCTAGCATGTCATCCATTGCTAACGAAGTAGCTCTGTTTACAAACATCATGTTCTCTTCAATAGCACCTTGCTTGTCGAATTCAGCTAAAATAGCATCAAATTCAGCTAAATCAGTTTGAGCATTTACACCGGTAACACCAGTAGTAACATTACCCCTATCTTCAATAGCGTCAAATAAACCTTGTGTACCAACTAAAGTATCGTTACCAGCTATAACACCACCTAATAAAGTATCAACAGCATTTGTACCAGAACCTTTAACAGACTCTAACATTGACATTTCAATATAGTCGTTAAAACGAGCTCTAGTATCAGACTCAGCCTTTAAGTACCACATGTAACCTGATCCACCAGCTTCGTTAGAAGTTTCAATCCATCCAATTCTAGAAGCATCAGAACCTGAAACTTCGTAGTAATCTTTCATGATGATTGGTTTGTTAGTGAAAGTCTTGAAAGCAGCTTCATTAGCGCCTCTTGACTCCACAGTTGCAGCAGCAGCAGCGTTGTAACCAGTACCTTTAGCAAATTCCGAACCATAAACTAATATAGTTGTACCGAAATCAGCAGTTGCTCCTGAAGTAGCTATAGCAGTACCATTATAAGGTGCTACTGTTACAGCCGGGCCTGTAATTGAAGATACTATAGCTTTAAACACTCCATTAGCGTTAGCAATTAATACAGTATCATTAAGTCTAATACCATGATTAGCCACTACGAATCCATCTGCAGCAACGTTTCCATCCATATCAGACTGTATAGTTACGATATTATCTGTGTCCATATCACCCTTATAAGATAAGTGTAATCTTGATTGTTCAGACCAGATGACTTGATCAGCCGTCATAGCCTCTTCAGCTCCTACTTGTGCAAGAAATCCTGAAATAGTTCTCGGTCCGAAAACTTCAGCTTCTTTTTCCATAAGATCTGGTAAATATTGTTGTCCCCATCCAGCGTTGTCAGCTGATGAAAGATCTAAATAATTTGTAGATAATGTTTGCTTTTGTGAAGCAGGTACACTATTCAAATTATCTCCTGGTTGTAATGGCATAATTTTGTTTTTTTAATTTTTAAATTTATTGTTTTTAATTTTAAACCTTGATCCAGAAGCATCACCACCTAACACTTTATATTTCGTACCACCTGCTTCAATTTTTCCATGACTTTGTCTTGGATTCATATCTACATTCTTAGCTTTAGCAATACTATTTTTCATAGCATCAGCCTTACCTTGGTCGTAAAAGTGCTTTGCAACAGCATCAGCATTCATAGCTGTGTAAAGAGATTTATGATAACCCTTGGCATCTGATAATGTATTATTTTTATCCAGAAACTTTCTGGTAAAATTATTTATATCACTTTGGGTGTCTTTAACCTCGTTAGCATTGTTAACATTAAATCGATACTTTTTATCCCCGACATTATATTCAAAACCTTTGAACTTGTCATTGAAAACCTGCTCGGTTTTCTGAGTAAAAACATCTGTATTTTGTTTAGCTGCTTTTTGCGTTACTTCTGACTCCTTGTTGTATCTATCAAAGAAGTTAACTGCTTTTTGTTGCTCAGGTGTGAGTTTCGATCCGCCTTTAATTTCTTGATAGTATTTAGACTTTTGCCCGTCTAAGTGGCTTTTAGCGCTGGCAACTTGCTCTTTAAGCGCTAATTTCTTTCTACGTATTTCTCTATCGTCGTCTGTATCTTCGTCAAAAGAGAATGTATCTTCCATAAGGAAGTTAATTTCTTCGTTATTTAAATGAGGTTTTGTTTGCTTGTAAAACTCGTGTAATAGATCTTGATTGTCCATTGCACTGTAATCTTGATTAAGCTTAACGTAATCACTTATATCTCCACCAGTCTCATCTATAAAATCCATTAACTTTTGGATATTTTCTGGTAAAGCCACTCCAGTAGCTTCAGCCGTAGCTATAGCTTCTTCAACCTGCTCTTCAACCTCAGCAACCTCTTCTTCGGTTATTTCTTCTAATACTGTAGTTTCTTGTGCTTGAACTTCCGGTTGTACTTCTTCTTGTTCTTGTGTGGTGTCGGTATTTTCAACGCCATCAACCACTCCGCTGTCGTCAGCGTTACTTTCTTTAACTTCATCTTGTTTTGGTGTTGGGGGTTTACTTAAATCTACCTTAATTATGCTGTCGTCGCCAGCAGATTTAAATTTACTTTCATCAACTTTCACCACGTTTTCGTCGCCTGGATCAGCTTGATTTACTTTTTGTGTAACCTCTTCGATTACTTTTTCATTTTCTTCTTCCATAATATAATATAATATAAATTAATAAACTTACCTAGGGTCAAACACGCCTAAAT